GCCCAAGGTCACGCTGAACCGCCTCAAGCGCGAGAACGAGGACTTGCTTGCGGAGTGGGAAGCCGCGGAAACCCGACTGGCCAAGACGATCGAGAAGGCCAAGGCGGCGATGGCCGAGATCGAGCAGAACCTTGGCAACAAGGGCCGCGCGGAAGCCAACCTCGAAATCGCCCGTATGCAGGCACAGTTCGAAAAGGAATTGGCCGAAGGGCGCGACCCGCTGAAGCTGTACCCGCAGGGCGACCCGCTGGACTGGCTGCGCGGCTTCGCGCGATATCCGGGCGAAAAGAAGGTTTCAGCAAATGTTGAAACACCTTCATCTAGTAAAGTCCCCGCGGGCACGGAGCAGCCCGCCCCGAAGGACGCCTCGTCCGCAGCTACCGGCCCCGGCGCCCCGGCTTCCGAGTTCGTGGCCCGTCTGCGCAAGTCCGCGTGGGTTGCGGAGATTACGGCCAAGCTGTCCAAGATCGGACTGGCCTCGCCGTCCCTGTATATGTCGACGTCCATGTTCGAGACGTCGCGCAAGGTCATCAACCGCCTCGCCTATACCGGCCTCCTTCTGGACGATCACTACAAGGGCGCGCGACACGCCGACGACTTCGAAACCGAAGTCAAAATACTCGGGGAGCCCGCGATCATGCAGGTGCAGAAGATCGCGGACACGGCATGGTCGGACTATAAACAGGCCATGAAGGCGGCCGATGCTCCGGTAATGACGCGCGGCCAGTTGTACGACGCCATCGGCACCGCCATGACAGAGAACGACGTCGGCCCGCACAAGATCATCACGGACGCGGCCAAGGCGCACCGCCTGATCGACAAGCACTTCGCTGACCTGGCGACCGAGTGGGGCGTCGGCGTGTTCAAGAACCCGGAAGCCGTGGCAAAGTCCATGAAGGGCAAGAGCCATCTTCAGCGCGTGTATCATCATGAACGTATCAAAGCTAATCCTGTGGGATGGCGTGAGATTGTCAAGGACCGCTTCCGCCGCACCAGCGATAAAGTGGTGGATGAAGCGTTTCTAGACGATATCGCGGATATAATCACCGGGAAAATCTTGGGACAGCCGGAAGGCCGCCTGCCCGACCGCGTCTCTGTTCCCGAAGGGCGTGGCTCCGCCAAAGAGCGTACTTTTGATATCCCCGATGACTGGCGCACGGCCGATGGGCGCTACAAAATGTCGGACTTCGTGGATCGTAACATCGTGAACGTCATGACGCGATATATTCGCACTATGTCCGCGGATATCGCCTACCAAAAAATCATGGGCGGGGATGAAGGCGTAGCGGTAATTCTAAAGCAACTGAAAGACGAGAAGAACGACATGCTGGCGGCGCTCGCGGAGAAGGCCGACGCCAAGATGAGCGAAGGTCAACCGCCCAAGCCCCGCGAGATCGCCGCGCTGGAAAAGAAGAACCTTCAGATCGAGGCCATGTACGAGCGCGACCGCAGCACGATCGAGGCGCTGGTGCATCGCATCCGCGGAACCGACCCCGCGGGCGCGGCGGACCCGCGCTATGCCGGGGCGCGCACAATCGCCAAGGTTATAAAAAACCTTAATGTTCCTGTGTTCATGGGCTCCTCCGTTATATCCCAGCTTGTTGACGCCGGGCGCATGGTTATGTCGGATGGTGTTCTAAATACGTTCGGCGGTCTGTTCGGCCACATGATGGATGGCTTCAAGTCCATTAAGATGGCCCACGCGGAAGCCCAGCGCGCCGGTACTATCACCGATATGGTTATGGGGGGGCGTGCGGGGGCGCTGGCCGATATCGGGGATAAGTACACCGGCCAATCGAAGATAGAAATGATTTCCGGTATTATAGCCCACAAATCGCTGATCTTATTTGGGGTGTCCCCGTGGAACGTAATTATGAAAAGTCATGCGTCTTATCGGGGCGCGGACACGATCCTGCGATATGTGGATGCAGTAACAACCGGCAAGAGCGTCCCAGAAATGACGGCCGTGCGCATGCGGTCTATCGGCATCGGTGATTATGAGATTGAGCAAATCGCCAAGGAAAAAGAAATATGGGGGGAAAATACTCGCGGCGCTTTATTCTCCAACGCCGATCAGTGGAAGGGCGTAGAGGCGCGGGCGGCTTACGAGCGCGCGCTGCTTCGCTATGTCGACGGCAATGTCCTTACACCCGGCGCCACCGACCGCCCTTTGTGGTCGCAAGGGCCGGTCGGCTCCATGCTAACGCAGTTTCAAGGCTTTGGCTTTGCGGCCCACCAGCGCGTCTTGATCGCCGGACTGCAACAGCGTGACGCTAACGCATTGTCATCAATAATTTCCATGATAGCGCTGGGCGCCCTGTCCTTGGCCCTGCGAGATATCGTGAAGGACGGCAAGGTAGACGACAAGCGGGATATGCGCATGTGGGTGCGCGACAGTATCGACCGCTCCGGCGTCCTGTCCCGCGTCATGGAACTGGACACGATCATTGGCAAGGCTACGGGCGTCAACGTCCAGCGTACCCTCACCGGGGAGGACGCCAGCCGCTTCCAGGGGCGCAGCCTGGTGGGCCAGTTGGGCGGCCCCACCGCGGCCACGATCGACGGCACGGCGCGGGCGCTGCGCGGCCTGGCGGACGGCACGGTAAGCGGGGCAGACGTCCACGCCATCCGCAGGACGATCCCCCTCCAGAACTTCCTCGCGACCAAGTGGCTGTTCGACAAGGTGGAGGACGGCATCGTGGACCAGTACGGGTTGGTGCCTAGACAAACGCCGCGCTAAGGTGGTACAATCCCGCCTATGAAGGTACGTTATACTGTTCCATCCGACGCCTCCCGTATCAGCTACGTCGGGAACGGTTCTACCCAGGTTTTCCCGATCCCGTTCGTATTTTTCGACGATACGGATATCCAGGTAACGCTCGTCAATTCGACCACCGCCGCGGAAACGCCGCAGGTTTTGACCACCAATTTCACGGTGTCCGGGGGTGAAGGCGAAACCGGCTCCGTCACCATGCTTGTGGCCCCGGCCACAGGCTACAATCTCGTCATCGTCCGCGAAATCCCCTACACGCAGGAGATTGATTACCAGGCCAACGACGGCTTCCCGGCCGACGTAAACGAAGAAGGTCTGGATCGCAGTACCATGCTGGCCCAGCAGGTTCGCCGTCGCGCCCAGCAAAGCCCCAAGCTACCCGAGACGTTCGATCCCGACAGCGACGATCCGATCAGTATTCCTCTGCCTGAAAGCGGGAAAATTCTGATGGGAAAAGGCGACGGGTCAGGATGGATCAACAAGTATCTTGAAGAAATCGTTGTTCCTTCGAATATCCCGGTATCCTTCGTTGACGGGCCTGTGACCGGCGATGCCTTGGTGTTCGACGGCGGGGCTTTCACGAACGCCCGCATCCGTTATCACGTAAAAATTTGGGGCGTAAAGGGAGACGGAACAACTGACGACACCGTCAATTTGCAGGCGGCGTTTGATTATGTAGGAGCGCTGGGCGGTGTCGTAGTCATGGACCCCGACTCGACGTTCTATATAACCGACGAGTTGTTCCTGCGCGGCGCCAAGCTGCACGGCGACGGGACGCAGACTTTCAAGCAGTACACGATCAATCGCGCCTGCTTCCGCTTTGACGTGGCGGGCTCCGAAATCCACGATGTTAACGCGGAGCGCGTGCCTTCTCGCACCAACGTCATCACGGCCATTACGCAGGCCGCGGACGCTGAGTTCACTTGCGCGGCGGCGCATGGGCTAATCGTTGGAAACCCGGTCTACTTCAGCAACATCGCAGGAATGGTAGAGTTCAACCAGACTGCGCACAACGTCAAAGCGGTAGTCAGCTCGACCAAGTTTACCGTCGAACAAGACAGCACGGGCTACACTCCCTATACAAGCGGGGGCAACGCTTCCTTCCGGCCCCCCAGCTACCTTGGCTTTTCTGGCGGGTGGCAGCGCGTGGCGGGCGCCTGGCTGGAAAGCGATCGCGCCAAAGTAGTAAACTTCAACGTCAAGAATTTCTTCACGTGCGTAGCGCTGCGCGGCCCCGTGCTGGTGGACGGCGCCTCGCCCACGGGATACGACAACCGCCCCCAGGCAGACGGTCTTGAAATCCGCAACGTGGCCGCGGACGGCTGCGACTTTGTAGTCACGGGAAGCCAGTACAAGAACGGCATCATCACTGGCCTCACGTCCAAGAACACGACGCACTACACTGTCGACAACCACATCATCTATCTTCAAAACCCGCAGGCCACGGGCGGAACCTACGAAGGTTTCTGCTCCAATTTGCATTTGTCTCGGATCGACGACATATACGAGCATCCGTTTGGCGAAGCTATCAAGCTGTCAAACATGAAAGATTGTACGTTGACCGACAGCCTAGTCGACGGCAATTCTGGTATCACATGGTCGCACAGCTTTCGGACCAAGACCAACAACGTAACGGTCCTGAATATTCCTGCGAGCGGATACGGCGCCCGTATAACCGACACAGGCGACACCCACTACTTCGGTAGCGAGGTTCTGTTCCGCGGTGCGACAGGCGCGTCCTTCACGGGTGTATCGCTGGAAGACGCCAACACTCGCATTGTTCTGGACGGCGTGGACGTAATCACGGACTTCACCACCGTTATCTCTTCTGCGCAGCGCGCCTTCATCGGGTCCGGTACGTCGGAAAGCCGTATCGTTAACTGCGGCGTGACGCATTTGCAGTCGAATAACAGCCACTCGTTCGGCGCCAGTGGCACGGCCACGATGGAGATTGTAAATCCCTACAAGCGCGGTAGCGCCGGGTTCTTCCGTTCCGCGGCCGGGACGACTACCTACATCGCCGTTGATCCCAACAGAGTGGACGGGTACGATCCCTCCAGCACTGTGTCGATCAACAACGCAGGCACGCTAGACCTTCGGCAGATCGCCACGTACCGCAAAGCCCAGGTGGCCACAAACACCTTGATTGGGGCCAGCGTCGCCGGGACACAGACGTATTCCGATCGTCATGTGCAGGGCCGAAAGGACGGCGATACCGCTTTCGTAGCGTGGTCGGCAACCATGGCCACGAAGGGCGGGACAATGTCCGGAGAGGTTCGCGGAACCGGCCTTCCCTTCACTGTGTTCTCCGAGACTGTGGCGTCTTCTCTCGTTCCGGCACAGGCAATTCAGTGCGTCGCGTCGGGGCTTACCGGCATTGGTACGGCTTCGGCGGTGTACGCAGAGCTGATCCCTGGCACAACGCAGTGCCGGTTCTTCTGGAATACCTACGCGGGAACCGGCCACACCCGCAACTACCTGACGGACGCCAACATCACCGGCACAAGTGCGATAGCGTTTGCCGGGTTCTACGCGGCGGCCCCGGACTTCTAATGGACGCCAACTACCATCTTGAACGCTCCATGGGTCGCGTAGAGGGCAAAGTCGACAGCCTGGAGAAGGATATCAAGGAGCTAAAGGAAATGCTCCAGGAGAACAACACGGGTCTTTCGAAACGTGTTGCCTCGCTGGAGCATAGCCGTTCGAAGCTGCTAGGTACGGTTTCCGGTATCAGCGCGATAGTCGGCATTGCCGGGTCCTGGCTGGCCACAAACCTCCTGCCACGCATCCCGCACTAGCTTCTCCTCCACCTCGATCAGCTTCTCCAGGAAGCGGATGGCCTTGCGCAAGTCCGTGATCCCGTTCTTGTCTTTCCACCGGGTAATGTACTTGATGGCGTTGCCTTCAAAGTAGCCCAGCTTGTTCGCGGCCACGTAGTCCCACGGCTCGATCGCGCGGCGGGAATAGTGCGGCGGATTTACCGCGTCATAACCCGCAGCGAAAGACGGCTTCTGCCATACCTCCTTAATTTCATTCAAGGGGCGCGGGTCATTGGGATACCGGTCCACAGGCTTCTCCTCTTTCCACTTGACGCCGCACCAAGGATGGTGCCCGCCGATATGGCCGCAGTCATTGCAACGCTTGAACAAACTACCCACGCCACTTCCCTCCATAGATTGTCACCATCTGCCGCTTTCCGTTCTGGTGCGCTATTCCGAACGTGTGCGACCACGCACCAGGGCCAGCATTGTACCCAAGGTCCAGAAGACTGCTAGTACCAACCATCCATACACCGTCCACGATGCCAGCACGATGCCCGTGTCCGATAAACGACTTGCGACCCATGCGGGCAAACCCAAGCATGGAACCACGACCCCCGTTAACACCAAGATGGCCATGCATGCCCAGCTCAATGCCCCCATTAGCGTCTTTGCATATGACATAGCTGTCGTCCTCTCGCAGGAAGTTCACGCCGCGCACGCCCCGCTTAATCATAGCATGCTCAAACACCGAGAAGCGAGTGTTTTTCTTCGCCTCATTTTTATAAACCTCCCCCTGCAACTCAAGGAAGGTAAGCGCATTGCGTGGATCAGAACGGTAATCCGCCGTGTCCAGCCACTTGAGGAGGGCTCCATCGTGATTGCTCGCCACAACAATCGTTTCACACCACGTCCGGCTGCGCTTGGCCAGCTCGACAGCAACTTCGTCCAGTTCCGCGCCAACGCAGTCATCTTCCGGCGCCCCGACGTACCGCCGAAAGCGCATCCGGCCATTCCCGATCTCGTGGTGGTTGCGCGAGTGGAAGTCGAGAAGATCGTGAAAGACCTGGCGCTTGGGACGCAGGGTATCGAGGATGCCGCCCTTGCTCCACGCCAGCTTGGCCACGGTGGGATCGGCTTTACGGACGTGGGCGTCACCCCAAATGATCGCCTCGACGCGGTGGCCCGTAGTTACCTTGCCGTCCTTGACGCGAACGTCCAGGTCGTACATGGTGCCGTTGTTAGCCGCCGTGACCTGGCGGCAGAACCACCCCCCTTCCGAGACTTCCACAAGAAGGGCGCCGTAGGAATGGTGGAATTGCGCCACCTGGCCCGCCTTCTTCTGGATATAGTTCTTCCGGGTAACGCAGCCGGTCGTGTAGATCAGCTTCGTGCCCTCGTGTTTCCCCGAGGCTACGCTTTCAAGGGCGATCTTGGGATGGGGAATTATGCAGGAGTTGCGTCCTGTATAGCTTTCGAACCCGCTGATCGGACGTTTGGCTGTCGGCAAGATTTGCAGCTCGCCGCACCACTCCAGGCCGGGAGCAACGACAATGCGCTCGTCGCGGACGTAGGGCATGGCGTCCTTCGGCCAGGATCGTTCTTCACGCGCAGACTTGGCTCGCGGCTTGGAGCTGTCGTTGTGCGCGGACAGGTCGTAAACAAACCGGGATAGCACGATCTCGGCATTGTAGTGTTTGGCCAGCGCCACGAGGTTGTTCCATGACGGGCGATGCAGGGGTGTGTCGTTCTGCATGCAGGAGAACAGGTAGCGCTTCACCCTCGGAAACCCCCGATGTTCTTGTATATGATCTTGAACCCGGACGCGACCTTGCGCTCGATCATCCGCTCGTTGGTGATGCGGAAGTTGGTGCGCTCGGCCGCGCGGCGGTTCTGCTCGATCTTGCGGAACACGCCCACTGCTTCGCCCGGATACAGTTCCTTACTGGCCCCATCCAGTTTAGCCACTAGCAATCCTCCCGTGTATCAGCCAAGCTGTCCAGCTCGTCTTGGAGCCGTCTGTTCTCACTGGTCAGTTCCGCGACCCGCTCTTTCAGCCTCTCCCAATCGCTGTCTTCCGGCTGGTTCTTCACGATCACCGGGGGATTTACCCGAGTGTGAACCGATCGCAGCAGCGCAGCGCCTAGGCCGTGCTTCTCCTTCACAACTGCCAGGAAGTCCCGTGCGTTCATGACCACCGCCCACGGATACTTGCTTTTGCGGTGGAACACCACCGGGTAACTGGTCTTGTCGCAGTCGTGGTACGCTTGGGCCAGCGCCGCCTCAAGAGCGAACTTCTCCGTGCGCTTTACCTCGATATGGAAGCCCGGTAGCCCGGTGACGTCGGCGCTGTCTTTACCGCCCTGGTACTGCACCCCCCTCTTGCCTTCGAAGTCATATTCACGGAGGAGCGCCGCCACTTCAAGTTCGCCCGTCTTCCCTTTGGTCTTGGACATCTTGCCCATCAGGCGAACGCCTCCTCGCGATCGCGCATGCGAGATGGGGTCCACGCTTTCGTATACCAGGAGGGCTTGCGCTGGCCGCGCGTGCTGCGGCGCGGCTTGGCGGGAACCGGCGTGAACTTGGCCGGGCTGTTGCGCACCGCAGCGCCAACGACGGCCAAGCGGCGCACGAAATCCAGTTTGTTGAAGAACCGCGCCGCCTCAGAGAGTTTGTGCTGTCCCACATTAATCCTTTCTGTATCGCTTCGCGCACCAGCCGCTCGCCTTGACCGGCCAGCTCGCGCACCACGCCGGAAGATCGGCTGTCATATATTCTATCAGGCGGGCAACCGGCACGTCCACACCTAATTCCTCGTCTACCTCCGTGATGATCTCGTCGTAGACCGTCATCAAGACGGGCATTTCCGGGTCGCATCTACGCTGGCCATGCACCAGGATATCGCGGCACGTCGCCTGTGTCACGCCCTGCGCCAGCTTCCCGCCCCACGTATCAATGCGCTGCCAGTGGCCGCTCTTCTGGCTCATGTAAGTCAGCACCACTTCCGCCTTGTCCGTGTGCGGGTTGACCTTCTCGGCCAGGCGGGGATCGTAGTAGGCGATGTTGCGCGAGGACGGCAGCGTGCAGACGAGCCAGCGGCCCCGCATCTGGTACTTCACCCCGAAGGCTTCCACCTGCTTGCCGGGGTGTAGCACCGCCTCGTGCGCCGCGTCCTGGAGGCCATACCACAGGCCCACGCTGGCCTCGCCCTCGCGAACCTCCGGGTCCCACGGCGGACGGGCGATCATCGGGTGCTTGCGCCGCCACACGTTCTTGAAGTTGTTTACCTCGTCGTCATCGAACTTATCGCTATCGTCAAAGTTCCGCCAAGCTCCAATGCCACCGCCAAATCCAAAGGCAAGTTCTCCCACCTTGCCCACGTCCTGCCGCTCTCGCGGATCATTAGCCTTAGTGATCGTTCGACCGAATACGTCAGAAGCAAAAGCGCAATAAGGATCATCCCCACGCCGAAATAGATCAAGTTTGCTCTCCTCTCCCGCGATGGCCGCGATACCCACGCTCTCAATCGACGACAGGTCGACCGCGCAGAGGTTGTGCCCCTCCGCGGCCATGAACATGGGGCGCAGTGCGTCGGCCACACATTGCATGGGGTCGCCGTACATCATGCGCAGCCAGTCGGGATCGCGCGTGGCGATGGCCTCGATCAGCGCCTCCGGGTCCGCGTCTAGCTTCGGGCGCGGCAGGTTCAGCGGTTGAACAAGGCGCCCAGCATTGCGCCCGGTAAAAGCACCATGATACTGACTAAGACCACGTACACGGCCGTCACCGCCGACGGCCGCCAATAGACCTGCCAGTTTCTTTGTGCTGGCCTTGGCAAGCGATCCGCGTATCTCAAGGACCCTTCTCTCGACGCTGCCTTTTTCCGCGCGAGGGATCGCCGCTGCGACAGTGTCTGCCGTGAGGTCATCCAACCCTCTATCCACTTTCCACCGAACGAAGTCCAGTATCTCGGCTACCTGGTTGGCCGTCTGTATGCGCCCGCCTGTGATCTCGACCAGCTCCGCGGTCATTTCCTTCTCGACCTGCGCCACGATGGCCAGAGCGTTATGCACGCTCTCGACGTCGATCGTGATGCCCCGCGCGTTCATCTTCTCGTTCAGGATGAAGACCTGGCGTTCGGGGGCGGGCAGCGGACCGAGTTGCTGGCGCAGCCATTGCTCCACCCGCACGTCCTGCTTGCAGTAGGCGTACAACTCGGCCAGTAATTCCGGGTCCTGGATGCGGGTGCGCGGGTCTTTCTTCTTGGGCTTCTGTGGTTTGCAGAGAAGCTGGATCAACTGCTTGCCGCGCTTGTCCTTGTCGAGCGGGGAGCCGAGGGCGCGGGCGCACTGGTCAAGGCCCAGCGGCAATGCCCGGCTGGCCGCGCGACCCATCGTGCAGTCCCATTGGTGCGGCTCGATCTCCGGCCATCCCATACGCTTGACGCAGACGTTCTCCCACTGCGCGCGTTCGAAGGTGATGCCGTGTGCGTCCACGGTGGCACCCTTCTCGATCGCCGCGAACAGGTCTAGCGGGGGCGACATGCCGGGGTGCCACAACTTCGGCTCGTCATTCCCGAAGGCGTATGCCAGGCACAGTACTTCCGTGGACGGATGCTCGCTGTACTTCCACGCGCCGCACTTCTTCAGGTCGGCTTCGCTGTAGGTTTCAAAGTCGATCGTTACGTGCAAGGTGGCCCCTCATAAAAAGATGCCCGGACTTTCACCGGGCGTGGGGCTATACTGGTCCCTCGATCAGTTTGTAGCGGGAGTATCCTTAACCTCTAGACGAAAGGATATAAATATCCCTGACGGATTCGAACCATCGTCTCTCCCTTCTCTTAAAAGTCCTCGTCGCCCGAAGTGGGGTCCGCGGTCGATGACCCGCCCAGGGCGCCCTTGAACACGTCGTCGCGCGACTTGCGGCCGAGGCGCGTGCCCTCGCCCACCTTGACGATGAAGTTCACGTAGGCCGTGAGATAGCGCGCGGTGTTCTCGCCCTGCTCGATCTCGCTGCCCACAATGTTGATCTCGGCCTTGGTCAAGCAGCCCGAGTAGAACTCACGGTCTGCCGTCTCCGCGGGAACCTCCACGGCCTTGCCCGCCACCGCCTTGGACAGGTCGGGAGCGAACTTGGACTTGGCCTCCAGGACCCACATGCCCCGCATATAGTCCATACGATCGGCGGACTTGTCGGGGTTCTTCTTCAGGGCCTTCTCGATCACCTTCTCGCCAAGCTGGAACTTCTTGCTCCAGTCCTTGAACTCGACGCCCGAGTTGGCTTCCTTCGCGGCCTTGGCGTAAGCGGCCTTGACCGCCTCCACCGTGGCCGTGTCGGACTGCGGGATCAGGAACGTGGCATTGTAGCTGCCGTCTTCCGAGACAACAGACTTCTTGGTCTTGCTGTCGTACTTGGTCTTGGTGAGGATGGGGTGGTAGAGGACCAGCGTGGCGGGTCCGATGACGACGAGGGACGGTGTCTTCTTGTCAGCCATTTCAACTTTGCCTTTCAAAGCATTTAAGAGTGTTCAACCCAACTATTATGCCACGCTACGCTTACGCTTACAAGGCCCCTTTAAAAACATCGTCACGATTTCGCACCGTCTGCCCCGACCTGGCATCGGTATCCGGGGCCACGGTTACGCCGTTGTCGGGCTTGTAGGCGTACTTCTTCACGAAGTCCTTGCCCGCGGGACCCAGCTTCTCGATCGCGGGCGGGGACTTCAGCTTACTCTCATACGCCTCGTCGCCAAACGTCTCGGCCAGTGGGGCGTCGTCCTTGAACACGCGGTCAGCGCGCTTGGCCACGATCTTCCACCCGCTGATCTGCTTACCCGCCCGCAGGCGCGTGAACACCTCTTCGTCAAAGACCTTCGCCAAGCCCTTCACGATGTTCGTCTCCGTGGCCGCAAGGCCCAACTCCCAATCTTCCATAGCCTTGATGATCTCCGGTGTGTAGGTCAGGACGCGCGCCCGTAGTTCCTTGATGGCCGGGCAGGTTAGACGCTTAGGACAAAATGTCGAGTTGCACCACGGACCAGGCTGTAGGAAGGGAGTATCCTGCTCCGTGCGTCGGGCGGCGGCAAGCCAATCATCACGCAGCCAGCGCTTGAGGTCGCCCACATTTGTCCACCAAGAACGGACAGGGTCAGCGCCATAAACTCGGGGCTGGCATATGTTGATTTCGACGGGGAAAGCGTCGTCATTCCAAGCCTCCGTTCCATAGAGCGCGCCCACCGCGTACTGCATGAGCTGGGTGTTCTTCTCGGCCTGCACGACGATACCCGCGCCGTGCTTGTAGTCATTCACGGTAGCCTGGCTGCGGCCAATGATCGTGCAGTCTGTCGTTCCGAAGAAATCCTCATGTACTTCGGCCAGGTGGAAGCGTTCTTCGATCAGCACACGAACAGGGCCATCCGCCTCCAACTCCTTTATCTTCGCGCGGATATGGTCAAGGTAGACCTGCACCGCTTCGGCATCTTCCTCCTTGAATACCGCCTCCGTAGCGAAGTCGGCTTCACCAAGATGCACCGCGGCGTCCTCGCCCGACTTCAGGCAACGCGCCGCAATGTCGTGCGCCAGGGTGCCATCGTCGGCAAAGGTGCTGGACTTCTTGGCGCCCTCGCCCATAGCCTCGATCAGCTTGACGCTACCGGGGCAATGAAACCAGCGGTGCGTCGAGCTGGCACCCAACTTGGAGTGCGCGGGAAGTTCTACTTGCATAGCTTCTTCACCCACTTGGCCAATGCCTCTATCTCTTCTGGTGTCGCGTCAGACTTAATTCTGTTTGCTCGCCAGCTCATGACCACAATATTTCCTTTCACATACCCGAAGGCGTTGTTAACTCGATCGATGGTGGGGCTTGCGCCTATTGTTCTACCTCCGCCGAGCTGCAATTTAATTCCTAGGACCGGGCATGTCTCCGGTATCACAATATCATCTACTGTTATAGAAAACTCATGCCCCTTAATTTTAGCACGTTGCTTAGCGCCGTTAAACAGTGCTTTTTCTACATTTAACCGCCGCCAGTCATGCCCACTCTCCCGTTTCCTTTTCCAGTACGCGCTAACTTTTTCCGGGTTGTTCCGATAATAGGCAGACGCGCGTTGCCGGTGAATACATATTTTACACGCACCAGCGTTTATGCCCTTGGTTATAGTTTGGGCCGCATCATGGCCGCAAGTTAAGATCGGCAGAGGGACCGCCACACAGCATTGTTCTCCTGCACCTGGCGCACCGTTTCCGGCGTGTCCTTCGATGCAGAATAGTTTACAGGAATGTAGCTCGTGCAGAAAGTGTCAACTGGCCGCGGGGCGCAGCTAGCGAGCGCCCCAATTATCACGGTTCCAAGGATCATCCTCAGCATTAGTCGGCTTTCCTCTCTCCTGCGCACGGGCCTCGGCCGCCCGGCGAATGTTGGTCAATGCCGCTTCAACCGTCTTGATCTTCTCCTCGTTGCGCCCGGCGTCGAATACCCTCCACAGAAAGATACCGATAACCGCAACGGCGATCAGCGCACCGATCGCCCATAGTTTCAGCTTGGCAAGGTCGAACACTACGCCTCCAGCCTCATGCGCTTAGCCAGCTCCTGCCCGAGACGTTCGTGGAACGCTTCCCACTTGGCGTAGGGCAGTTGCAGTACCAAGCCATCCATGCCCGGAACCTCAAAGGAGAAGTCCGCGCGCTCCAGGTCGGGGATCACCTCGCGCTTGCTAGGCAATGTCGGCCTCATGCATCATCTTGCGGTCCTTACGCAGGCGCCAGAAGTAGAACGCCGCCGCGGCGCCGGCCACGACGATAACTCCGGCCACGATCGCCGCGATCTTCCAATCCGCGATGGCCGAGAACGCCGTCACCGCCGCCGTACCCGTGGCCGCGAAGTTGGCAACCTGGCCCTGCGTGTTGATCTTCAGCGTCTCCGACTGCTTCATGTCCTCGCGGATCACGTTGCCGTCGTCCTGCCGAATGTAGCCCTTGGGCAGGCCCAGCGCCATGTCGACGCCCTCCTTTACCTCCTCGTAGGACACAGTGGCCTTGCCCGCCTCCACGAGGTTCATGGCGCAGACGATGGCCACAACCTTGCCGCGAAAGTACGGCGAACTTTCCGGGGACACCAGCGCCGTCATATCGAAGTTGGGCGGGAGGCCCGTCGAGCGGCACACGGACGCCAGATACGCCTCCGTGTGGTTCATGTCCACGCCGCCGACCGCGGAACCGGCCTGCCCGACGATCTCCCCACTCGGAGGCGGGGGCGCCCAGCGATAGATGACGTCGCGCAGGGTCTTGACGCCGGAATACTTGACGTAGGACCGCATGTTGACGACCGCTGCGCGCACGCCATAGGCGTTGCTCTTGAACACGCAAAAGGCGCCCGTGACCGGGTTGCGATCGACGCCCACCTGGCCCTGCCACTTCTCCCCGCCCGGCAAGGGGCGGAGATTTAGCGGGTTGCAATTCCTTTCGGCTAGGGTGGTCATTCCCTACTCCTTCGGCGTGTTGGCTTTGACCGTCTCGGCAAGGTCGTCAAGGAATGCCTGGCGCTCCTCCGGCTTGATCTTGGCGACCAGCGTCGTGCCGTACTTGGTGTTGAACAGCTTCTTGAC